ATTAGGGTTTCTACCCTCACCTTTTTTACTGTATGATTTAAAATACCAAGGTGGGTCAGCGTATATTACGTTGTACTTTTTACTAATGTCCATATCAATAATATAATAATTAAAAATACCTTTGTATCAATTCTTGTCATAGCAATTCTTTGACCCAATTGAAAAAATACAAAGATTGTAAAATATAAAAGTAATAGTGAAGGTATCATCCAAAAAATGCTTCTAGTGTATTTTGTTTTTCATAGTTCCATCCTACACTTTGTAAAATAAATCTTAATGGATCTAAAAATGCTTTTTGAAATTGCATATCGTAATCTAAATATTTGTGGATTTCAAATTCTTTTGGTAGTGTTGTAGAGTAAGATATAACGTTAGTGTGTAAAGGATTCGGATCCTTCAACGCAAGATACTTAATTTTATCACCGTCATTAACTAATGGATAAACACTACTTAATTTGTTTTTATGTATTAAATGATTATACATTAAAGCACCTTTAACGTGCATTGGTGTTCCTTTAATATGAATAGTTGCTCTATCAAAATACTTTTCCATACCATTACAACTTCTTGGAAAAGATATTTGTTCTGGTAGTAGTTTCATAAACTCTTTTCTAAACTCACCAACAAATTCTTGTAAAACAGTTTCATCTCCAGTCATTACTAATTTAATTGCTTCTTTAATTTTACCTCTACAAACTTCAGGTGTTGATGACTTAACTGCTTCAATACCCATAATCTTTAATTTAGGTACATCATAACGGACACCTTCTTCATCAAATACATTTAACATATATCTTTTTTTAGCAACCCATATACCTTTGTCGGCAATGTTTTCTCTCTTCATCTGCATTTTTTGTTGAAATGCATTTGTATATTTTGCTAATCTATTGAAACTCTTATCAATAATTTGTTGTATCTTCTCTTTACCTGCTTTATCTAAAAAATCTACAATCTTTGTTTTATCAGCATTAGGTAATACCTTATTAACTAAATCACCCATTGTAACATAGATTGAGTCTGTGTCAGAAGCAACAATATAATTTTTGTCTGTAGTACCTAATGTTGCGTTCATAAACTTATTAACATCTCTTTCCACCCAACGAATTGCTAACTGACCAGCAGTAGTAATTGCTTCTGCTTGTCGTCTATCATAAAATCTAAAATACTGATTACCAATAGCACCATAAGCACTATTCAATGCAATCTTTTTTGCCCATTGAATATTATGACAACGAGAAATTTCATTTAATAGTTTAGGGTCTTTTGTTTTTTGATATTCTTTCTTTGCTTCAAACTCTAATTGTTTAAACTTAACTCTATCATTGTACATCTTTTCCATTAGATATGGAAGAAAACCTTGTACATCTGCTTTAAACATTGCACCATTAGGTGCAAGAGTAATACCTTTTTCTTTTAACCAACTTAAATCAACCTTTTCATTTAATAAGTTTTCCACATTAATATCTTTAGTATGCATACCTATAAACTTTTCTGGTGAATTATTATACTGCATAATCAAGTGTGGATATAGTGAGTTTAAGTCAAACGATACAATCCAATTATGAATACCTATAGTCGGATCTTTAACATAAGCACCTTCGTACTGATCTTTTTTATCTGAATCTCTCCTTTGTGGAATTACAATATTATATTTTTTAAGATGATTAAAGATGATTGTATCCCACATTCTAACTTGTGAAAATACATCTGAATAATTTACTTTTGCCTCATATGCCATTGTAAGACATAATTCAATTAGTTTCATCTTATCTTCTAATCTATCAACTAATTCAACGTCTTGGATATTGTAATCAATAAACTTTTGATAATCTTTTGTATAGAAATCTTTAAATGTTTCGTAAGGATTATCTATCTTCTCTTCTCCTAATTCTACTTTAGCAATGTAATTAAGTTTATAACTCTCTTGTCTTTGTGGAATAAATTTCTTATATAAATCCAAATAGTCTAAAACAGCAATACCTAATATATTCCAAAACTGTAAATGTTTAGCGCCGACTTGTGTTCTATCTGCTTTAACTCTCTTCCAAGGTGATATAACATCAATAGAATCATTACCTAAAATTTTTCTCATACGATTAATTAAATAAGGTAAGTCAAAGAACTTAACATTCCAACCAGTAACAATATCAGGATGATTTTTAGACCAGAAAGTTAAAAACTGTTCTAATAATGTAACTTCATCTTTACATTGTACATAAGTTACATTATCTTTACTTCTTTTATATTCACCTGTACCCCAAGTAATAATCTGTTTGTTAGTTTGATTTTTAACTGTAAGACAAATAATCTCTTCTATTGGATTATCTATATTTGGAAAACCTGCTTCACAAGTAGTTTCAATATCAAGTGTAAAGATTTTAATAAACTTTTTATCAAATTTAATTTCATCTGGATATTCTTTTGCGATATATTGATAATGCCATCTGTCCATACCTGCAATTTTATATTCAGGCACGTTACGATACTGTTCAAAAAATTCTCTTGCTTTTGCTGTTGTTTCAAACTTAATAGGTTTTAAATAATCACCTTCAAGTGTTCTGTGTTTTGTTTTTTCTTTTGAAGCAATGAATAGGGTAGGTGAGAAAGGAAAACGTTTTATAAATCTTTTACCGTCTTCAACTCCTCTTACTAGTAGTTTTTTATTGACTTCGGTTACGCTGGTGTAAAATTTCATAGAGTTTCATTATATATTATACATTATTATTTTGGAATAGTCAAGGATATACCGTTATGTTCTGGTTTTAATCTTATTTGACAAGATAATCTACTATTCTCTTGGAAGTTACCTTCATAAATTAGTAATTCATCTTCCATTGATCCTTCTTCTACTTTACCTACTTTAAATAATTGGTTTGGTTGTATATAAACGTGGCACGTAGCACAAGCACAATTACCACCACAATCAGCAGAAATAGAATCTTTTAAATCTTTAGAATAGAAACGAATTGCTTCCATAATAGATGTTCCTTCTGGAACAGAAATTGTTTCATCTATATTCTTATATTTAACATTTATATCAATGGTCATTTTTAGTTGTCATTCCATCTTGCCATAATTTAAACGACCAAGGATACCATTGAGCATATCCTGATCTATTGTCAGTTAATGATTGACATCTAATTTTCCAATCAGGTGTTTTCTTTGCATAATCTAACATATAACTCATATTCTCGTCATTATATACTTGTTCCGATAACTGTTTAGCATATGACCAAAAAGGTGTATCAAATTTAGATCCAAAGTTATAATGCCATAGTATAAAATTTTGAACATTTTTTGTCCAGGATTTAATTCTATGTTTCAACTGTTCTGGTTGAGCATCATCTCTATTATAGACTAACCAATCATAGGTCATTCTATTCCATTCTATGTAAGTATTAACAGCAGTTGATTCTAGTGGTTCTAAAAAGAATAATGAATTACCATTTAATATAATTCTATCATCTATAATAGGTTCTTTAGCAATATACTGTTTAAAAGGAAAAGATTCTCTAATAGGACCTGTTACATCAAATTGTTTTCTAAAGTTTGATTCTGCTGTTTCTTTAGAAGTAATATTACTGTTATAAAGATAACCTAATGAAACTGTATTGTGTAATGGTATATAAAAACACCATCCGTCTGGAGTAGCAACTGCTCTTGTCCAATTAATATTGTTTCTATCTTCGTCTGTTAATTCTTTATTGGCACATATAACAGCGTTAAGTGGATTGATTAAATCTTCGTAATTATCTGTGTTTTTTGGCCAACCTCTACAATCAAAAATATAATCTGAATCAATCTTATTATAATCAATTACATTTTCGTCTTTAATTTTAACATTAAACAAACCTTTGCTTTTATCAATTATGTATTGTTGAACCTGCTGTGTATCGTAATGTAAAGCATATGTTCCAAAACTAAATCCGTGATTAACTCTATCATTTATTTTACCCCAATTCTCATACATTATACCATTCTTTTGTGTTGCTTGTAAATCTTTTTTATTGAGGTTCCAATCAGTACCAAGTGCTTCCCATAAGAAGTGAGGTAACTCTAATGTGGTTGCTTGACCGACTGTAAGTGTAGGAATATTTGAATCATAAATTAATTCAATTTCGTATTTTTCTTCTCTAAATTTAGTATAATAAGCGTAATGTAATGCTGTTAAAACACCAGCATTTCCTTTACCTAATACAGTAATTTTCATAATATAATTTATTCACTTTCAGTTCTTTCTTCTGGTTTTTTACCAATATTGTATTTTGTTTGTAAATTCCATTCTTTTTTATCTTTAAAAGCAATCACTTTAATTTGAGATAGTGGTGCTTTTGGATTTGCTTGGTCTGGATATACAATTGATAATAGTTGCCAATCTGATAATAGATTTGCAATTGTATTTCTTCTTTCAATGTCATTTGAAGATAACGTAAATTTCTTACCATCTAAAGCAAATAATTCTTTAAAATGTGTAATGTAATATTTACCTTGTTTATGTAAAATATGACAAGATTGAAATAGGATTTTGTCTTTTCTGGATGCTACACCTATTCTAGTAAGTGTTTCTCTAATCTTTAAAAAATCGTCTGGTTGTTTTAATGTCACCTCTAACATACTTTCTGGCGACCATTGTATTTCTTCACTCATTACTTTCTCCCACCTTTATACAAGGTTTTCTTAATTTGTTCAATTTGTTCTTTTGTTAGTATGTTAAGAGCGTCTTTTGCTTTTGTATTACTATAACCAAAAAACTCTTTCACATATTCCATATTGGCAAGTTTCGTACTAATACGTTTCTCACCGTAACGTTTTCGTTTTCTGATTATATTTATTAAAAAATCAAACTGTAGTTTCTTTGAAAGAAAGGGTCTGCTATTCATTTCATTAGCAGCAAATATAGTGTCCATATGCATTGATAAACAACGATTTATGATAAAAGGCATATACTTCTTTTCCCATACAGGATCATCACTATTTAATAGTGGTTTTTTATCGTAGTTT